GACAGGCGTCAGCCTGACGAGCGGCACCCCTGCGAATGTGACTGCCGTATCGCTCACAGCGGGTGATTGGGAAGTCAGTGGGAGTATCAATTTTGCTAATCCAGGAACGACTGTATTCAGCCAAATATACGGGGGCGAAAATACTGCTAGCGCTACTCTCCCGGCGATCCCCCTGTATTCCGGGCAGTACACAGTAAGTACTGCAGGGGCCGCCTTCACCATGACTATTCCGATGCAAGAATTCAACGTGACCTCTTCCACTACGGTAAATTGCGTAGGACAAGCAGTGTTCACCGTGAGCATAGCCGCGGCAACGTGCAAGCTTGATGCTATCCGTGTTCGGTAAATTGACTTTTTGTAGCAAACAGCATATAACCGGCGAAAGCCTTTACAGGAGCGTATCGTGCGCAAATTACGTTTGGCCGAACTGATCGGCTTGTTGTTCCCGGCGATTCAGGGCCAAACCCCGACGCTTTCCGATAACGGCTCGATGCCGGATCAAATCGGCCTGATCAACGCTTTGATTTCGGTTAACCCCTGGCCCGCGACCGCTTTCAACGCCGCGACCAACACAACTAGCTTCAGTTTGACGCAGCAGCAAGTTTTCTCTGCGGAACAGTGCTACCTCAGTTTGACAGGCACGGCAGGGGCAGGCCTTGTTCTCACTCTTCCGACAGTTGCCAACCTCATCGCCACGATGACGCCGCAGCAAGCGCAAGTCGGCTCTACCGTCGTGCTGCGCATCCTGAACACCAGTTCGCAGACAGCAACGCTCACGACCAACACCGGTTGGACGTTGAACGGTACGCAGACGATCGCAACTGCAACCTGGCGCGACTTTATCATGCAGATTACCGCCCTCGGAACAACGCCCACGGCGACTGTTCAGTCTGTCGGCGTCGGCACTCAGTCGTAAGGACACAACAATGACTAAGCTGCTTAAAAAGCTGCTAGGCCTTCTCTTCCCTGGGATTGACGGCGATGCTGATGACCTACCTGACGATCTTCCTGAACCTGATACCGACGATGATCCTCTTGACGATCTCCCTGACGATGATCTGCCTGAGGATCCTCCTGAACGGCAGGCCGCGTCACGTCGTGATGATTCTGCTGACCGTCTGGCTCGGCTGGAAGCTGAAGTCGAACGCCGGGGCCGCGCAGCGGAGGAAGCTCGGCGCGCTCCGGTAGTAGACACCGAGTTCCAACGCGAGGAGGAGCGTTTGCGCGCCGCCGACGTGTCGGAAATGGAACGCTGGCAGATCCAGGCGAATCGCACGTTGCGCGCCACGCAAGCCGAAGCACGGCAAGCGATGTTCCAGGCGCAAGACATGTCGGACCGTACGCGCTTCGAGTCGAAGATCGCAACGGAACCGCGCCGCGCGAAGTACACCGAACGCGTGGAAGAGGAAGTCAAGAAAGCGCAGTCGCGCGGCCAGATGGCTTCTCGCGAAGACGTTTATTACTGGATGCTCGGCAAGGATATCGCGGACGGCAAGTTGAAGCCGAAAGCGAAAGCATCATCTGCACCGAACGTGAATCGCGGCAAGTCGCCGGCAATTCGCAGCGATGTTCAGAGCCGGGGGCCGAAGTCGGATCACGACAAGCGCGCCGCACGTCTCGCGAACATGAATATTTAACCCTGAGAGGAAACCATGTCCTTCCGTAAATTGGCCCTCCTTTGGGCTTCGCTGTTTCCCGGTGTGACGAACCAATCGACCAGCTTCACGGCTGACGTTGAGGCGTACATTCAAGAAGAGGTTGAGCCGCTCGCGCGCCGCCAACTGGTCGCGTACCAGTTCGGCAAGCCGTTGAAGCTCGACACGAATCGCGGCACGACGTACACGGCCTCGCGCTACCTGCGCCTGCCGTTGCCGTTCGCGCCGTTGCAGGAAGGCGTAGCGCCTCCGGGCGAAGCGATGGCCCTGCAACAAGTCTCGGCTACCGCTCAGCAATGGGGCGATCGCGTCATCATTACCGACGTGGCGAACCTGACCATCAAGCACCCGCTGTTCCAACAGGCGTGCGAACTAGTCGCGTTGCAACTGCCGGAAACGCTTGAACGCAACACATTCAACACGCTGATGGCAGCGACCCAGGTGAACTACGCCAACGGTAAAGCCAGCCGCGCGAACTTGCTCGCGACCGACGTGATGACGCCGCATGAGAACAACCGCATTGTCGGTTCGTTCCTCACGTACGGCGTACCGCGCTTCATGGGCGACGAACGTGAGGACATGATGATTGAGGCTGGCGCGTACCGCGATCCGTCCAAGTCCCCCGCCGTCATGCAGCACTACATTGCGCTGATCCACCCGCTGTCAGCACAAGATATGCGCGAGAACACGACCGTGGTCAACGCCTGGTCGTATAGCGACGTGAACCGCTTGTATAACAACGAACTCGGCCCGTTCGGCGGTTCGCGTTTCGTTGAATCGAACATGATGCCCTACTTCACGGGCGCAGCAGCGATCCAAGGTACGGCTTCGACTTCGGGCGGCACGCTGGCGACGAACGCCGGTTACCAAATCATCGTGACCGCAGCGCCCGCGCAAACGTCCGTAGAGCAGGTGATCTACCAGGTGTCGAGCGCGATCAGCGTTACCGGCCCGACGGGTTCGATCAGTGTCGTTCTCCCACAACTGGCGGGGTACATCTTCAACGTGTACATCGGCACGTCGGCAACGCCGGGTAACCTCGCAACGGCCATTGGCCTGGGCGTTCCTGTTACCGGCCCGCTCGCCGGTCAAGCAACGCAGTTGCTGCCGAACCAGACCGTTACCCTCACGGGTATCGGCGTAGCGCAGACCCCGCCGGCGGCTCCCGCCACGGGCGTATCTGTGTTCCCAACGATCTACATCGGGAATCACTCGTACGGCCAAGTGCTTCTGGAAAACCCGGAATTCCACTACCTGACGGGCCCTGACAAGTCGGATCCGCTGAATCAGACGCGCGTTGTGTCGTGGAAGGTATTCTACGGCTCAATCATCTTGAACCAAGCGTTTTTGGCTCGCGTTGAAGCTGGTTCCGGGTTTACGCCGGGGTATACTGGCGGCACTGTGACAACCCCGTAATTGGAGATTGAAATAGATGCCACCGCGCACCCCGATTGACCCGTCGAAAGACGACGAAAACGAGATGAGCGCAAGCGCTTCGGGGGAAACCCCGGAGCAGCTTAAAGCCCGGATTGCCGAACTCGAATCTGAGTTGCGGCTTTCTACCGGCGCGCGCCTGATCGCTGAAGAAGAGTCTGCCCGCTTGTCGGCGCAGGCACAGAATTCGATGTTCACGTCCAACGTCACCGAGCGCTTCTCGCGCGTCGCGGATGACGGCTCGGACGTGTACTGGTACCGTATCGACCTAGCGCCGTGCGGGGGAACCGAGATTAAGATCAACGGCACCCCGTACTATCACGGTTCGACCTACGAGTTTCGTACCGACTTGCTGCGCAGCGTGAAAGAAATCGTTGCGCGCACGTGGGACCACGAAAACAACATCATGGGTTCGAACGAAAACGCTTACAAAGTTGCGCAAGACCGCGTTCTGCGCGGCGGCGAACGCAGACACTAGGGAAAATGTAAATGGATCAGAAAACCGCAGTTTTGGGCAACTTCCAAATCAACCTGCCGGGTCCGAACGGCGCTTCGCTGTCGATCAGCGGCTATCTGTACGCCGACGAGTCGCAAGACTCACTCGACGCACGGATGGACTTGTGTCGCGATTCGCTCGTGCGCCAACAGCAAGCGCTTGAAATCCCGGTTTTGGAAGAGCGTCTCGGCCAGCTTGAGCGCACGAAAATCCAGATCATGGAAGCGTACGCCGACCTGATGGAAAAGCAGAAGCGCAAGACGTTGCCTAGCGCCGAAGCTTCGCACCTGAAGAATTACCCGACGCAGATCAAGCATATCGATGAAGAAATCGCCAAGGGTAAGGCGAAGATCGGCATGGTCAAGAAGGCGGCGTAATGGCATATCTGACGTCACAACAAATTGTCACCTTGGCGTGTCAAATCGCGAAGTGCCCCGGCTTTCTCACGCAGGGCGGACAGTTCTTGAACATGACGTTGGAAGACCTTTGGTTGCATCGTGACCTGAAGATCAATCGCAAGACTGAATTCGTCACGGTGCAAGCCAACCTGTACGGCCCTTTCGTTTTACCGCAGAACTATCAACGCACGTATGACCTGTTCTTTCAACAGAACAATCTTCCGTACTTCCTGAATCCGATCAGCACGGAAGAGTACGATCAGGAATTCAAGGATCCGTCGATTGCGAAC